ATCGCTCAGTGTCTCGTGGGCTCGGAGATGTGTATAAGAGACAGGAAAGAAATACTTTTCTTTCAGCAATTTTTTATTTTGCAGAAAGGAAGGTGTTGCGTAATGGCAAAGAAGTTGACCAAGAAGCAGCAGTTATTTGTAGATGAATACCTGATTGACCTGAACGCAACACAGGCTGCAATAAGGGCGGGTTATTCAGTAGAAAGTGCAAGGGACATCGGATGTGAGAACCTGACAAAACCCAACATTCAACAGGCTATTGCTGAAAAGATGGCTGAACGGTCAAAAAGAACAGGTGTGAATCAGGACAGGGTTGTTTTAGAACTTGCCAAGATTGCATTTGTGAATATCAGTGATGTTGTTGATACGGACACAGGTGAAATCCTTCCAAATGCTTCACAGGATGACCTTGCTTGCATCGAATCAGTAAAGTTCAAACAGTCTGATAATCAGTATGGTGGAAGTATTGAACGTGAAGTGAAGGTTGCATCCAAACTGAAAGCACTGGAAATGTTGGGTAAACATTTGGGTATGTGGAATGACAAGGTTGATGTGAATGTTGCAATTCCTGTTGTCATATCAGGTGAAGGTGACCTTGAAGATTAAAGGCGGTGTTTGCCTATGGTAAAGGAAAACATTTCTTCACAACACGTTTTTGGGTATATGAAGTATATCCTGTACCCGGAAGATTACAAACCAAAGACTGCTGCCAATGGAAAACAGGTTGTAAAACTTCCTGATGTAGTCGGCAAAGGTTACGGTACATTTTGGCGGTGGAAAGGCAGATATAGGGTATGCAAGGGTTCACGTGCATCCAAGAAGTCAAAAACCACTGCCCTTTGGTATATCACCAATATGATGAAATATCCTGATGCAAACTTACTTGTTGTCAGGAAAACATTCAGAACTTTGAAAGATTCCTGTTTCACAGAATTGAAATGGGCTATTCACCGTCTTGGTGTTGATGCACACTGGGAAATTAAGGAATCACCACTTGAAATGACCTACAAACCAACAGGTCAAAAGATTTATTTCAGGGGACTTGATGACCCTTTGAAAGTAACCAGTATTACAGCTGATATTGGCTGCCTTTGTTGGATGTGGATAGAAGAAGCGTATGAAATCAGTTCAGAAGATGATTTCAATATGCTTGATGAATCAATTCGTGGTTCAGTGCCGGAAGGTTCAGGACTGTTCAAACAGATAACATTGACCCTGAACCCTTGGAATGAACATCACTGGATAAAGAAACGATTCTTTGACAACCCGGATGATGAAACACTTGCAATGACCACCAACTATAAATGCAATGAATGGTTGGATAAGGCTGACTTGAAAGTGTTTGAAACAATGCGGAAACAGAACCCAAGGCGTTACAAAGTAGCGGGTCTTGGTGACTGGGGTATTGTTGACGGTCTTGTATATGAGAACTGGGAAGAAAAGGCGTTCAGCATTGATGAAGTCAAGGCAATAAAAGGGGTCAAGTCAGTATTTGGTCTTGACTTTGGTTATACCAATGACCCCAGTGCTTTATTTTGTGGGTTTATTGACCAAGCAAGCAAAACCATTTGGGTTTTCGATGAAATGTATAAACCCGGCATGAGTAATGAAGCCATTGCAGCGGAAGTGTTGCGGATGGGTTACCTGAAAGAAAAGATAACCGCTGATTCTGCTGAACCTAAGAGTATTGACCGCTTGCGGGAACTGGGACTGAAAGGAATCAGGAAAGCAAGGAAGGGCAAGGACAGCATCAACAACGGTATTGACTTCATTCAGGACTATCACATTATTGTGCATCCAAGATGTGTGAACTTTATCACTGAAATAAGCAACTACACTTGGGACACAGACACAAAGACAGGTAAGAAGCTGAACAGACCGATTGATGACTTCAATCACCTTATGGATGCAATGCGTTATGCGATTGAAAGCCTTATCAAAGGTGATGCGTTCAGTTTTGAATAGAAACAAATTAGTAACACAGACCCTTGGAAACATAGCGTTTTCAGGGGTTTTGATTATATTATGCAATGAAAGGGGTGAATGAACCAAGATGTTCAGCAACCTAATTGACACACTGACTTTGAAGGTCAGCAATTTCATATTACAGGGTGTTCATTCAAGGATGACTGACCGGGAATTTCTTGAAAAGGAAATTTCCAAGTGGAAATGTTCACCCCAACGCATTATGCAGATTAAGGGTTCACTGTATTATGACAATGAACACGATATTTTGAAGCGTAAGCGTACAATGATAGGTGAAAACGGTGAACTGCAAGTTGTTGAAAACTTGCCAAACAATAGGGTTATTGATAACCAGTATGCAAAGATGGTCAATCAGAAAGCAAATTATCTGTTCGGTCAGCCTTTTGCGATAGAAACAGAAAATGACCAATACGCTGAACTTTTGAAAAAAGTGTTCAATAAGCGTTTTATGAAAACCCTGAAAAACAGTGGCAAAGCTGCATATAACAACGGTATCTGTTGGTTATACCCTTATTACACTGAATCAGGGGAATTTTCTTTCAGGTTATTCCCCGGCTATGAAATATTACCGTTTTGGAAGGACAACGAACACACCATTTTAGACTTTGCTGTCAGGTTGTATTTGGTGATTGGCTATGAAGGTACAATCCCAAAGGTAATTGAAAAGGTCGAAGTTTATGATATGGATGGTGTTCACAAGTTCATTCTTGACAGGGGTACACTAATACCTGACCTTGCAAATGAAGGGGAATCTGATTGTTACCATGTGACAATGACCGATGAAAAAGGGAATGTAACAGGGTTCAACTGGTCAAGAATCCCACTGATACCACTGAAAGCAAATGAACAGGAAACACCGCTGTTGAAGAAAATCAAGTCATTACAGGATGGTATCAATGTGATGCTGTCTGACTTTGAAAACAATATGCAAGAGGATGCAAGAAACACAATCCTTGTCCTGAAAAACTATGATGGTACAGACTTGGGTGAGTTCAGAAAGAATCTTGCAACCTTTGGTGCAGTCAAGGTCAGATATGATGACAGTGCAAAGGGCGGTGTTGAAACCCTTGAAATCACAGTCAATGCGGAAAACTACAAAGCTATTATTGAGATATTCAAGAAAGCCTTGATTGAAAATGCAATGGGTTATGATGCCAAGGATGACAGGCTTTCAGGAAATCCAAACCAAATGAATATTCAATCAATGTATTCTGACATTGACATTGATGCAAACGATACTGAAACAGAGTATCAGGCAGCCTTTGAAGAAATACTTTGGTTTGTGAACGCACATCTTGCGAACACAGGACAGGGGAACTTTGAAGGTGAAGAAGTAAATGTCATCTTCAACAGAGATATTCTGATAAATGAATCAGAAGCTATTGATAATTGTCAGAAGTCAGTTGGAATCCTGTCTGATGAAACTATCATTGGTCAGCATCCTTGGGTGGATGACCCGCAGAAAGAATTGGAACGGTTGGAACAGCAGAAACAGAAGGAACAGGAAGAAATGCTTTCCCAGTACAATCCTTTTGGTCAGCAGAATCCGGCAAATCCGAACCAAGGCAATCAGGGCGGTGGTGTAGAAGATGAAGAATAGTGAATACTGGAAAAAAAGGTTTGAACTGCTTGAACAATCACAGAATCAGCAAGGGTTACAGTGCTATGCTGATATTGAAAAGCAGTACAGACAGGCACAGAAGCAGATTGAAGGTCAAATTGCTGCATGGTATCAGCGTTTTGCAAAAAATAACGGTATTACACTGGCAGATGCCCGGAAAATGTTGACCAGTAAAGAACTGGAAGAATTGAAATGGGACATAAACCAGTATATTCAGTATGGTGAAGAAAATGCAATCAATGGTACTTGGGTAAAACAGCTTGAAAATGCTTCTGCCCGGTATCACATAAGCAGACTTGAAGCCTTGAAACTGCAAACGCAGCAGAGCATTGAAGCAATGTTTGGAAATCAGCTTGACAGCATTGATTCAGCAATGCGGAACATATACACATCAGGATATTACCGAACCGCTTTTGAAATTCAGAAGGGTGTAGGGGTTGGTTGGGATTTTGCCACACTGGATGAAAAGCAGATTTCAAAGATTATCAACAAGCCTTGGGCGGTTGATGGGAAGAACTTTTCTGAAAGAATATGGGGGAATCGTCAGAAGTTGGTCAATGAACTGAACACTGAATTAACCCGTAATGTTATTTTAGGACAAGACCCACAGAAAGCTATTGATGCGATTGCCCGGAAAATGAACACTTCAAAAACTGCTGCCGGGCGGTTGGTTATGACAGAAGAAGCCTTTTTCAGTTCAGCAGCACAAAAGGACTGCTTTGCTGAACTGGATGTTGAGCAGTTTGAAATTGTGGCAACGCTTGATTCACACACTTCTGATATTTGCCGGGAAATGGATGGAAAGCATTTTCCTATGTCACAATGGGAAGTTGGTGTTACTGCACCGCCTTTTCATGTGTGGTGTAGGTCAACCACTGTTCCATTCTTTGATGACGAATTTGACAGTGTTGGTGAACGTGCTGCAAGGGGTGAGGATGGCAAGACTTATTATGTACCATCTGATATGACCTATAAGCAATGGCAACAGTCATTTGTTGAAGGTGACAAGACTGGATTGCAAGAAGCAACACCTGATGATACAATTAAGGCAAAGAAAGAAGTAAAACAAGTTGCAGAAGAATTGAAAGCTGAAAATTTTCCTTCTGCTTTTACTGCAAAATCAGAAATGAAGAATACACAGGCACTTGTTGACTATGTGAACAGTTTGGAAGGTGCAGATGCAAATACAGTTGCCTTGTTCAATCGAATGGGTAAACTGGAAAGTGTTGAAAGTAATGGTATACCCTTTAAGATTTCACATGGTAAAAATCATGCAGTTTCAACATCATCTTATACTTTTACCGGGGAACTGGCAGAAGTGAAGTTGACCATACCAAAATTACAGGGTGAAAATCTTGCCGGACAGGTGAACACAACATTACATGAAGAAATGCACCTTATGGACTTGTATGGTAGAAGCAACGTGAAGAAATCAGGTAACTGGTTCAGCACAAGCCGACAATCTTTAGTTGATAAGTTCAAACAGACTTCTTCTGATATGTCAGACGATGTGAAAAAATTATTTGCTGAACATGATGAAAAGTGGAAAGAAGTGTCAAGTGCTGTTCGTAGTAAGTACAATTCACAAATCACTGCATTGAATGATGCAATGATGAATAGAACTTTTCAGGGTACATATAGTGATTATAAAAAGCAGTATAGCAAGCTGCAATCACTGTTGGAATCTGAACGTGATTATGAGTGTAGAAACATCATGGGCGGTGGAATTGGAAACCTTCAAGATATTTACGATGCACTGTCAGGCGGTGTTTTTCGTGACACTGGTGTTGTTAAGTATGGTCATGGTGGAAAGTATTATCAATCTGTAAACAGTAGAGTACATGAAACTATTGCCAACTATGCAGCGTTGAGTGTGACAAGACCTGATTTGATTGAATTGTTACGTGCTGACAAGCCTGAACTTGTTGCTGAACTGGATGCAGTGATTGTTGAACTTTTGAAGAAAGCGGGTGGTGAATAATGGATGACAAAAAGCTGATAGAAAAATATGTCAAGGTGCGAAAACTGTTCTTTGAAGTAGATTTCCCACCTATGATGATTCAGTTCTTTGATTTAGACAGTGATGAACTACTCGATGAAAAAATAGAAGTTCTGACTGCATTAAAAGAAGGGAAACAGATTTCTGAAATTCCTAACTTTTATGATATTTTGGAACTGTACCCCAAAGATGGGGAACACTGGGATTGAACACCGTCATTTAGGCGGTGTTTTTTCATACCTTAACAAGTTATCAAGGGAATGAAAATAATTGAAATATGACCGTTATATGAGGTCAGAAAGGGGGCTCACAGGTACATGAAAACCAAGACTTAAAGAAAGGGTATGGTGGTCTGAAAATTATCTCCCGGTCACAGGGTCAGAGTGACACAGAAAGGCATCCGGCAACGGGTGCTTTTCTATTTGTCGGAGTTGGTCAAGACGTAAAACCGCAACAACCAAACAATCATGTGGGAGTTACCCCGTATAAAAACGTATTTGAAAGGATGGTGTCATTATGACAAGAAAACAGTTAGAAGATTTAGGACTTTCCAAGGAACAGGTTGACAGCATTATGAAAATCAATGGTGATGACATTGAAAATGCAAAATCTGCATCCTCTGCTGAAATCAAGAATTTACAGACAGAGGTTGACGGACTGAAAACACAGGTGTCTGACAGGGACAAACAGCTTGAAACCCTGAAAGCATCAGCCGGGGACAATGAAGCCCTGACAAAGCAGATTGCAGACTTACAGGCTGAAAATACCAAAGCCAAGGAAACACATGAATCTGAAATGACCCAGTTGAAGGTTGATTTTGCGGTTGAGAAAGCATTGACCGGGGCAAATGCAAAGAATATCAAGGCAGTTAAGGCACTTTTAGACCTGACGGATGCCAAACTTGACAAAGATGGTAATGTCAAGGGGTTGTCTGAACAGATTGAAAAGCTGACCACTGGTGAAGATACAAAGTTCTTATTCGATGCACCGCAGCAGAAACAGCAGCAGACATTCAAAGGCTTTCAGCCGGGGGCATCTGCACAGCAGAAGCCGGGAACAGAGGTTGATACCTCAAAAATGAACTATGATGAATTATGTGCCTACTTAGCGGAAAATCCTGATGCTAAGTTAGAGTAAAAGAAAGGAAAGGTGAAAAAGAATGGCGAACGATAAGTTTGATTCTAAGAGTTTTAACCCGCAGGCTTTCAAGTATATGGTCGGTAGAGTTCCGAACCTTCATATGCACGAAATCAAGAAGTCAAAAGCACTGGCGGGAAATCCTGACATTAAGGATGTGTTCAGTACACAGAACGGTACAAGTTACGCAAGAATTGCAATGCGTGGTCTGTTAGATGGTGATGCAGTCAACTATGACGGTCAGACAGACATTGAAGCAACAGGCACAAAAACCTTTGAACAGGGTGTTGTTGTGGTTGGTCGTGCTAAGGCATGGAAAGAAAAAGATTTCAGCTATGACATTACTGGCGGTGTTGACTTCATGCAGAATATCGCAAATCAGGTTGGTGATTACTGGGATGGTGTTGACCAGAATACCATTCTTGCGATTCTTGACGGTATTTTTGCAATGACAGGTGCAAAGAACCTTGAATTTGTCAACAACCACACCTATGACATTACTGAAAAGGTTGACGGTAAGGTTTCCGCAACCACACTGAACAGTGCAGCAAACAAGGCTTGTGGTGCGAACAAGAAGAAGTTCACACTGGTGTTCATGCACAGTGATGTTTCAACCAACCTTGAAAACCTGAACCTTGTTGCACACTTAAAGTACACAGACAAGGAAGGTATTCAGAGAGATTTAGACCTTTACACATGGAACGGTAAGTTGGTTGTCATTGATGATGATTTACCTACTGTTTCACAGGAAGGTTTCTATATCAAGGCAAAGTCCACTGATGAAGGTGCTGTTGAGGTTGTGGCAAATGATGCAACACCTACTGCAAAACAGGTCAAGTTGGAAGATGTAACACCCGTTGCAGACAGCTACACAACCCCGGCAGTTGGTGATTATGTGGTATTTGTGGATGCGTTCACAGAGTACACAACTTATGTCATGGGTAATGGTGCATTTTCTTATGAGGACATTGGTGCAAAAGTTCCGTATGCTATGGCAAGGGATGAAAAAACAGATGGTGGTGTTGACCTTCTGTATACCCGTCAGAGAAAAGTATTTGCACCTTTTGGTATTTCTTATGAGAAAAAGTCACAGGCAACACTTTCACCTACTGATGCAGAGTTGAAGAACGGTGAAAACTGGTCACTGGTACATTCCGGGGAATCAGTTGCAGCAAACCGCAGCTACATCAACCACAAGGCAATTCCGATTGCCCGCATCATTTCAAGGGGATAATCTGAAAGGGTGGTTACTATGTTTAATACTGATGCAGTAAAAGACAGGCTGAAATCTTTGGGTTATGAGGTCAAGGCAGATGATGAATTTGCCTTGACCTTTTGTGTTGAGAAAGTACGTAGCAGCATCAAGAATGAAATCAACTGGCAAGAAGTGCCGGAAGGACTGGAACACATTGCTGTTGATATGGCAGTGGGTGATTTCCTGTTATCCAAGAAAACCTTTGCACCGAATGACCTTGTTGGGTTTGATTTAGATTATGCAGTAAAGCAGATTCAGACCGGGGACACCAACACAGTTTTTGCAACTGGTGAAGGTTCACTTACCCCGGAACAAAGGCTGACCACCTTCATCAATTACCTTTTATCTTATGGAAAGGCTGAATTTAATTCATTCAGGCGTATCAGATGGTAGATGCAATCAAAGCTGCACAACAGGCAGCAAGGAAAGCCATTGAATCAACCTATTTTGGTGTTCTGATGGTTACAGAAATGCAGAAGGTAAAAGATGAAAGGTCAAAGCTGACAAATGATGAAGAAGTGGTTGTTTTGGAAAATCAACCTTGTAAATTGTCATTTGAAAAACTGCAAACTGCTATTCAGTCAGATTCAGCAGCAACAATCACACAGGGGACAAAGTTGTTTGTGTCCCCTGATATTTCCATCAAAGCGGGGTCAAAAATCACTGTATCACAGGACGATGTGACAACAGATTACACTTGCAGCGGTGTCCCGGCAGTGTACCCAACACATCAGGAAATCACGCTTGAACTTTTCAAGGACTATGCTTGATGGGTAAAATGGGGAATTTTGACATTGACGGGTTGAAAAAGTTCAGGGATGAACTGAACAAGCGGCAAGACCCTGATGCGTTTGTGGAATCGTGTGCAAAGGAACTTGCTGCCCGCCTGTTGCGTATGGTTGTAAAAAGAACCCCGGTGGGTGAATATCCACCAAGCACAGGGAAAAAGGGTGGCACATTAAGGCGTGGGTGGACTGGTGAAAAAAGGGCATCTGCACAGGGATATGCAGATTCATTGACCGTTCATCATTTTGGTGATACTTATGTCATTGAAATTGTGAACCCTGTTGAATACGCATCTTATGTTGAATACGGTCACAGAACTGCAAATCACAAAGGATGGGTCAAGGGTCAGTTTATGATGACCATATCTGAACAGGAACTTGAAAAAATTGCCCCAAAGGTGCTTGAAAGAAAGATAAAAAAATATTTAGGGGGATGTTTTAAGTGATAAATTCAATAATTGAAGCAATCAGCGTGTCCCTGAATAAAGAATTTGGGGATGACTATGAAACCCACATGGAAGAAATCAAGCAAGGTTTGAAAGAACCTTGTTTTTTTATTGCTTGCCTGAACCCAACCATTGAACAGTTCCTTGGAAAGCGTTATTTCCGAAGCAATCAGTTCTGCATCCAGTATTTCCCCAAGACCAATAAGGTTCAACGGGAATGTAATGGCGTGTTAGAAAGAATGATGCAGTGTTTGGAGTATATCACCATTGATGGTGACACCAAACCAATCCGGGGGACAAAAATGAAGGGTGAAGTGGTTGACAGCGTTCTGAATTTCTTTGTGAATTATGACTGCTTTATCTACAAGACAGAGCAGCAGACCGCAATGGAAACTATGGATGCAAGCACAAGAGTGAAGGAAGGTGGTTGATTTGGCAGCAACTAAAAAAGCGGAAGGTGCAACAGTTCAGACCGCTGAACAGAAGTTCAGCAAAGAACAGATTCTTGCATCTTCCCGTTATGCAAACAGAAGGGACTTGGTGGATGCCCTTCTCTATGAAGATAAAAGTTACACCATTGAAACTGTTGACAACATGATTGAGAAGTATAAGAAAGGACAGGTGAAATAATATGGCTTTAGGTGGCGGTAGTTTTACCACACAGAACAAAGAACTTCCCGGTGCATATATCAACTTTGTATCGGCTGCATCTGCAACCGCAACGTTGTCTGACCGGGGAATTGCCACAACGCCCCTTGAACTGGACTGGGGTAAGGAAAACGAAGTCTTTGAAGTGACCAATGAAGATTTTCAGAAAAATTCTATGAAAATCTTTGGTTATGCCTTTGACAGTCCTAAGATGAAAGGTCTTAGTGATTTGTTCATCGGTGCAAAGACATTATACGCATACCGTTTGAATGGTGGCGGTGAAAAGGCAGCAAATGATTTTGCAACTGCATTATACAGCGGTACACGTGGAAATGACCTGAAAATTGTGATTCAGGCAAATGCGGATGACACCAAGAAGTTTGATGTTATCACATACCTTGGAACAGTCAAGGTGGATGCACAGACGGTTGCAAAGGCAGCAGACCTTGTTGCAAATGACTATGTTGTGTTCAAGACGGATGCAACCCTTGCGGTAACAGCTTCAACCCCGTTATCAGGTGGTACAAATGGAACTGTTGACGGAACAGCACATCAGGCATATTTGGATAAGATTGAATCCTACACCTACAACGCAATGGGTGTTGTGGTTACGGATGAAACCACCAAGAAACTGTATGTTGCTTTCAACAAGCGTTTGCGTGATGAACTGGGTATCAAGTTCCAGTTGGTGCTTTACAAGATTGCTGCTGACTTCATGGGAGTTATCAGTGTAAAGAACAAGGTCACTGATGATGACTGGTCAGAAGCATCCCTTGTGTACTGGGTAACTGGTGCAGAATGTGGATGTGCGGTCAATAAGTCCTGTCAGAACAAGAAATATGACGGTTCGTTTACTGTTGACACTGATTTCACACAGACAGAGTTGAAACAGGCAGTGAAAGACGGTGAATTTGTTCTGCATAAGGTCAATTCTGATGTCAGGGTGCTTGAAGATATTAACACAATGGTCACAACAACTGATACTTGCGGTGATATTTTCAAAGACAATCAGACCATCAGGGTAATTGACCAGTTAGGTAATGATGATGCAGTCCTGTTCAATACCAAATACCTTGGTGTTGTACCGAACAACGCATCAGGCAGAACTTCCCTTTGGTCTGACCTTGTAAAGATTCGTCAGGAATTACAGGACTTGGGTGCAATCGAAAACTTCACTGATTCTGATGTGACGGTTGCACAGGGAGATACCAAAAAGGCAGTTGTTGTTTCCAGTGCAATCACAGTTGTGAACGCTATGGGAAAACTTTATATGACAGTTACGGTTGCGTAAGAAAGGCGGGTGAAAAAGAATGGGCGATAACATTACGATGAAAGCAAGGGACACCATTGCTGCAAAGTTGGCTGAATGTTTTATCACCATCGGCACAAGAAGATATAACTTCATGCAGATGATTGATATGGAAGCCAAGGTTGAAAAGACCAAGACCACAGTTCCCCGCCTTGGTGCTATTATGGCGGGACACAAATCATGTGGTATGGAAGGTACTTTTTCCGGCACTGCACACTATAACCAGTCAGTTCTTAGACAGGCACTTCTTGATTATAAGAACACTGGTATGGATGTGTATTTTGAAATGCAGATTACCAATGATGACCCTACCAGTGAAGCGGGTAGACAGACCATCATCTTCTATGACTGCAACACTGATGGCGGTGTCCTTGCAAAGTTTGATGCAGACGGTGAGTATTTGGATGAAGAAATTGAAGGAACTTTTGAAGATTTTTCAATGCCGGAATCATTTGCAAATCTTACTGGTTTTCTTACCAACTAAACAATGAAAACCCCCTTGTGTGAGTTTATATAACACTCATATAAGGGGGTTTTGTTATTCAATGATAAACAGAAAGGGGACAAGTAAAAATGTCTAAATTTAGCAAGTTTATGAAAGCGAATAAAATCGCAAAGGAAAATGAAAAGTATGCACCTACTTCCAGTTTACAGGATGAAAACGGTAAACCGCTTGAATGGGAGTTCAAACAGATTACTTCCAAGGAAAATGAAGTGTTGCGTGATTCCTGTACCATCGAAGTTCAGGTGAAAGGAAAGCCGAACCTTTACAGACCGAAGGTGAACACTGCTGAATACCTTGCAAAGATGATTGTTGCATCTACTGTATATCCTGACCTGTATGATGCAGAATTACAGGATTCCTATGGTGTAAAGACCCCGGAAGAACTTCTTTATGCAATGGTTGACAATGCCGGAGAATATCAGGATTTCACCGTTTGGATGCAGAAGTTTCAGGGATTCACAAAGAGCCTTGAAGAAAAGGTGGATGAAGCAAAAAACTAATCGAAGAAGGGGATGGTGAAGCAAATTATGCTTACTATGCCCTTCACAAACTTCACATTTTACCATCCGTTTTCTTGGAAATGGATGAACAGGAAAAGGCTTTTGTCATAGCAGCAATCAAAATCAAGGTTGAGAATGACAAGAAGGAAAAGAAAAAAGCGGAAAGCAAAGCCAAGAAAAAACACTAAGAAAGGACGGTGAAAACAGGTGTCATCTATTCAGACAGGTATTGAACTTAATGACCAGTTCAGCGGTGTACTGAACAATATTGTAAATTCAGTGAACCTTGCTATTTCTGCAATGGCTGATATGCAGCAGAGCATGAACGCAGACATTGACACAAGCAGTATTGAAGGGGCAAGGGATGAAATCAATCAGGCAACCGCAGCCATCAATGAAATGAATGAAGCACTGAATAATCAGACCGCACCTGATATTGTACCGCCTGTTGTGCCGGATGCGAATAGTCAGGTTGTAAATGTGGATGTAAACCCTGTACTTCCTGACCCGCTTGTTGAAAATCCTGAACCAATCAGACCTGAAATTCAGCCAAATGCACCCCCTGACCCCGTTGAAATTCCTGTCACATGGCAGACTGACGGACTGGAAGTGTTCACTGGCACTGGAATTGATAGATTTCAGCAAGAAGTGCAAAGTACCAACAGTATGTTGGAACAGTTAAGCAGCACACAGGATTCTATTGCAAGACAGGCATACAACACACGCCTGTTCCCGCCTGAATCATTTCAGGATTTGAACAGATTGGCGGTTCGTATTGATACAGTTCGTGACCGTATTCAGCAGATTGAAAACAACCCGGTAAACCTTGGAACAGACACCGCAAATGCGGAACTGGAACAGTTGCGGGCACAGTTAAACAGGGCAATTCAGGAACAAAACGAACTGAATGATGCAATGGCTGATATGGATGTTTCTGCTGCAAATGATGCTTATTTGCGTTTATCGCAGACAGTCAGTGGAACAGAACGATACATCAGGGACAATGTTGATGAACAGGGGCGTTTCAATCAGGAAATTCAGGAAGGTACACAACAGGCAAATGAACTGACCAATATGTTGAAAAATGCTGTCACAGCGTATATCAGTATTCAGAGTGTTGGAAAAGCGTTAGATATTTCTGATGAACTAACAACCACAACTGCAAGACTGAACATGATGAACGATGGAGTTCAGACAACAGAAGAACTTGTCAACATGGTATATGCAGCAGCACAAGATGCACGTGGTTCATTCGGTGATATGGCAGATGTTGTTGCCCGGTTTGGTAATAACGCAAAGGATGCTTTTGGTAGTTCAGAAGAAGTTGTTGCGTTTGCTGATTTGGTTCAAAAACAGATGACCATTGCTGGGGCATCCACAACAGAAGCATCAAATGCAATGTTGCAGTTGTCACAGGCACTTGGTTCAGGTGTTTTGCGTGGTGACGAACTGAACAGTATTTTTGAACAAGCACCTAACCTGATTCAGTCTATTGCTGATTACTTGGATGTGCCGATTGGTCAGATTCGTGAAATGGCATCCGAAGGTGAACTTTCAGCGGATGTTGTAAAAGCTGCAATTTTTGCAAGTGCTGATGAAATCAACGCCAAGTTTGAAGAAATGCCTATGACTTGGGGGCAAATATGGCAGTCTATGCAGAATACTGCCTTGATTGCTTTTCAGCCTGTACTTCAAAGGCTGAATGATATTGCCAACAGTGAAGCATTTCAGACTTTTGTGAACGGTGCTATTGAAGCAATGGCAACCCTTGCAAATGTTGTACTGAACATCTTTGAACTGATTGGTACAGTGGGTGGTTTCATTGCTGATAACTGGTCAATCATCAGTCCTATTATTTACGGTGTCATTGCAGCATTGGCAGTATATGCAGCTTATCTTGCAATCACCAAAGGTCTTGAACTGGCAAGTGCAGCAGCAAGTGCGGTGATGGCGGTTGGAAAAGGTCTGTATGCAGCAGCAACGATGATTGCAACAGGTGCTACATGGGCACAGACAACTGCACAGTTAGGTTTGAATGGTGCAATGTACGCTTGCCCTATCGTTTGGATAATCATGCTTATTATTGCCCTGATAGCCATTATTTTCGCAGTATGTTCAGCAATCGCAAAGCTGACTGGTGTTGCAAATTCAGGATTCGGTGTTATTACTGGCGGTATCAATGTAGTGATTCAGTTCTTCAAGAACTTGGGTCTGACCGTGGCAAACATTGCACTGGGTATTGGTAATGCTATCGCAGCACTGGGTTCAAACATTATGACTGCATTTCACAATGCAATCTGTTCTGTTCAGGCGTGGTGGTATGACTTACTTTCCACCTGTCTATCAGTTATAGAAAGTATTTGTGCAGCATTGAACAAGCTGCCTTTTGTAGAATTTGATTATTCAGGTATAAGTAATGCAGCAGATGACTATGCAGCAAAGGCAAGCGAAGCAGCCGGAAACAAGGAAGATTACACTTCTATTTCTGATGCGTTCAATGATGGTTTTTCCACATTTGACACATTTCAGGATGGATGGGCTTCTGATGCGTTCAGTGCGGGTGCATCATGGGGCGATGGTGTTGCAGATTCAGTCAGCAATTTCAGCTTGTCAGATGTGCTTGGTGGTACTGATATACCAAATGTCAGTGATTACACATCAGGTTTTAACGATGCAATAGCAAATTCAGGTGTTGGTGATAACCTTGGCAGTATTGCCGGGGACACTGGTTCAATCAAGGATTCTTTGGATATTACAGAAGAAGATTTGAAGTATTTGCGTGATATTGCAGAACAAGAAGCAGTAAACAGATACACAGTCGCAGAAATTAACATTGACCAGTCAGGTATGCAGAATAACATCAGTAGCGGTGATGATATTGATGGATTTATGACAAAACTGACAGATTCAGTGAATGAAGCGGTTGATAACATGACGGAAGGGGTGCATGAGTAAATGGCAAAAAGTGGATATGATGTCTATTTGAAAAATTGTCTGTTACCCGTCACCCCTTCAAAGTTACAGACAAAAATCAATAATAATAACAAGACGGTCAACCTTATCAATGAAGGTGAAATCAACATCCTGAAAAAACCGGGACTGACAGACATTGAATTTGAATGTGAAATACCACAGGTTCAACAGCCTTATGCGGTATATAAGTCAGGGTTCAAAGATGCCGGGTATTTCATGGATATTTTTGAACAACTGAAAACTGAAAAGAAACCGTTCCAGTTCATTGTATGCAGAAGAACCCCATCAGGGAAGAAGCTGCTGAATACGAACATTAAGGTGTCTATGGAAGATTACAAAATCACAGAAGATGCCAAGAATGGTTTTGATTTTAAGGTGAAAATCAATCTGAAACAGTACCGGGAATATGGAACAAAGACCATAAATATTAAGATTGCAGCATCCAAGCCAAAGGCAAGTGCTGAACCAAAGCGGGAAACTAACAATTCACCCGCCCCGGCATCTTCACAGACTTACACAGTTGTCAAGGGTGACTGTCTTTGGAACATTGCCAAGAAATTCTATGGTAACGGTTCAAAATATACAATCATTTACAACGCAAATAAGGGTGTCATTGGTGGCAACCCTAATTTGATTTATCCGAGACAAGTGCTGACCATCCCGGCAGCATAGAAAGGGGGATTTGGAAAGTGAATGTTGAACTATTGGTTGGAAATGAATCAGGTACAAAGGTTTACCAACCCGCAGTTCAGGAAGGAATTGAATGGTCAACAGAACGGAAGAACACCCCCGGAAAACTGGTTTTCAAAGTCCTAAAGGATGACATTCTTGATTTTTCAGAAGGAAGTCCTGTCAGGATGCGGGTTGACGGTGACAATGTATTCTTTGGATTTGTATTCAAACAACAGAGGTCAAAAGACCAAATTATCACCGTCACCGCCTATGACCAGTTACGATATTTGAAGAATAAGGACACCAAAGTGTATGAAGGAAAGACTGCATCACAATTCACAAGAATGATAGCGGATGACTATGCACTGAATGTTGGAACACTGGAAGATACCGGGTATGTCATTGAATCAAGGGTTGAAGAAAATACTTCACTGTTTGAAATGATAGCAAATGCCCTTGACCTGACCTTGACCAACACCGGGGAAATGTTCGTTTTGTATGATGACTTTGGGAAACTGACCCTAAAAAACCTGACTTCAATGTATGTCGGTGTTCCGGGGGCATACCTGATGATTGATGAAGAAACGGGCGAAAACTTTGACTATACTTCATCTATTGATGATAACACATATAACAAAATCAAACTGACCTATGACAATGAAGATACTGGGTTCAGGGAAGTTTATATTGCACAGGATTCTTCCAACATCAATAAGTGGGGAATCTTGCAGTATTTTGACACTTTACAGAAAGGCGAAAACGGACAGGCAAAGGCAGATGCACTTTTGAAGTTATACAACAAAAAGACCCGTAACCTGAAAATCACAAATGCCTTTGGTGATAACAGGGTCAGGGCGGGTTCAATGGTAGTAATCAACCTTGACCTTGGAGATATAAAACTGAAAAACTGGATGCTTGTTGAAAAATGCAAGCACACCTACAAGGAAGGTGAACATTGGATGGATTTGACACTTAGAGGGGGTGAATTTGTTGCCTGATGCAAATGAACTTGTTGAAACCCTGAAAAGGGCGGCAGTAGAAGCAATCGAAGCAAAAAAACCTGTCAATGTGTATTTTGGTGAAGTGGTTTCTGCTTCACCGCTAAAAATAAATGTTGAACAGAAAATGATTCTTGGCGAAAAGCAGTTGATTCTTTCAAGGAATGTGACTGACTTCAAAACAATGGTAACAGTGAACTGGCTGACAGAAAGCAGCCTTAGTACACACACCCACACCGTAAAAGGAACTGATGACGGTGGGGACAACATTGACCTGACCAGTGGTGCAAAGAACCTTGCACATACTCATAAGATAACAGGAAAAAAAGAAATCACTATACACAATGGCTTGGCGGTTGGTGATGAAGTTATCCTGTTAAGACAACAGGAAGGTCAGAAGTTTATTGTGTGGGATAGGATTGGCAAATGATACCTTCAACAGTTGGTTTTCTTGACCAAGATTTTGAAATTGAAGAACAGCCAAGCCAAACTTACAAAATGGACTTAGATGGTGATTCTGTCCGGGGGTTTGTAGATGAACAAGAAGCAATGAAACAGACGGTGTTCAGGATATTGAACACTGAACGGTATCAGTTCATTATATACCCTTGGTATTATGGGATTGAAACCCTTGATTTATATGGTGAACCTGTCACCTATGTATGCCCGGAATTAGAACGCAGAATTACAGAAGCCTTGATTGTTGACACAAGAATAAAAAGTGTAACAGATTTTGAACATGACCTTAGTGTGAAGGGCGTTGTTCATACATCGTTCACAGTACACACCATCTATGGTGAAATCAAAGCAGACAAGGGGGTGAAAATCTAAAATGTATGAAGAACAGACTTATGAAGTGATTCTTGAACGGATGCTGAACCGGGTATCTGACAAACTGGATAAAAGACCCAGTTCTGTTATTTGGGACACCCATTCACCAACCGCCATTGAATTTCAGATTTTGTATATCGAACTGGAATATTTGATAAAAAATTCATACGGTGACACTGCTGCAAGGGAATTTCTGATTTTGCTTGCAAAAGACAGGGGATTGACCCCTGACCCCGCAACAAATGCCATCCTGAAAGGTGAATTTGTCCCGGCAACCATTGATGTCACAGGAAAGCGTTTCAATATCGGTGATATTAACTATGTTGTGACAGAACAGATATTACCGGGACAGTACAAAGTAAGGTGTGAAAGCACAGGAACAGTTGGCAATCAGTACCTTGGTGATATGATTCCAATGGAATATATTGACGGTTTACAGACTGCACAGCTTACTGAAATTTTAGTACCGGGGGAAGATGAAGAAGATACAGAAGTTTTCCGGCAACGATACTTTGACAGTTTCAAGGAACAGTCCTTTGGTGGAAACCGGGCAGATTATATTTCCAAGGTCAAAGGTATTGATGGCGTTGGTGATTGTAAGGTCACAAGGGTTTGGAACGGGGATATAAAACCCGCTGAAATGATTCCAAATGCAACCGTTCAATCGTGGTATGAAGCAAACATTGAATCAATGCCGGATGAAGTCAAGTCTTGGCTGAAAACTGTATATAGTGCAGCAAAAGACAAGAAGCTGACGGTTGGCGGTACTGTTCATGTGAACATTGTGGATTCTGATGATTATGGAGAAGCAAGTTCAACACTGGTTCAGAATGTTCAGACCATACTTGACCCGGAAGAAAATGCCGGGGAAGGTTACGGACTTGCACCAATCGGTCATGTGGTAAGTGTTGATAGTGCAAAACCGTTGATGATTGAAATTAAAACCGCAGTGACATTTGATGAAGGGTACAACTGGTCAAACTGTAAAACTGCCATTGAAGAAGCAGTGAACGCCTATTTCTTGGAGTTAAGACAGGGGTGGGCGAACACTTCAAACCTTGTGGTCAGGATTTCACAGATTGAAACAAGAATACTTGGTGTGAAGGGTGTTTTAGATGTAGCAAATACAAAAATCAATGGTAGCACAAGCAATATGACATTGACCAAATATCAGATTCCAGTGTTAGGGGGTGTTTCTGCATGATAAGGGAAGTTGACCTTGTTTCTTACTTACCGCCTTATATGCAGTCATATAAAGAGCCGGTTGCAGCACTTGAAGCTGAAAACCCTGAATTTGATGTGATTTGGAAAGCAACTGACAGGGTACTGTATAACCGCTTCATTTCAACTGCTGATGAATATGGTATTTCAAGGTTTGAAAAATTACTGGGTATCTATCCAACAGCAGATGACACACTTGAAAGTAGAAGGTCAAGGGTTCAAAGTAAATGGTTCAACAGCATACCTTATACAATGCGGGTATTACTGCAAAAACTGACAGTGTTGTGTGGTGATACAGATTTCACCATGATACACAATTTTGATAAAGGTTATACCCTGACATTGGAAACTGACCTTGAAATGTATGGTCAGGTGGAAGAACTGGAGAACATCATCAATACAATGATTCCTGAAAATATCGTGGTTGTTTCAAAGAACAGCATCCCTTGCAATGTGAAGGGTGCTGTTCTTTTTGGTGGCGGTGTTTGTTTTGTGAACACATTCACCATTACCAATGATTTCCGGGAAGTATTTGAAATTGGTGGTGCTGCATCCTTTGGCGGTGGAGTTGTTCAGACTGATATGCTGAACATCACAAATGACAGTAAAGAAACCATAGCAGTTCATGGAACTGCAAATTTTGGCGGTAGTGTTACAGATACCGCAATGGTAACTATTTCACAAGATTTTAATGAAGTATTCAAGGCAAATGCAGATGCAAATGTTGCATCAGGTGTTGTTCAAGTAGACTTCGTTGAAATAAAGACAAGATAGAAAGGAAATGAAAAAGCATGGCAGAGTATTCAAAATTAGTCATCACAAATGACGGTCAGGCACTTATGGCAAAGATGATTGCCGGGTCAGGAAACATTGATTTCACAAAAGTTTGTGCATCCAGTACCCAGTATACAGAAAACCAGTTACAGGCATTGACCGGACTTAGCAACATCAAGCAGACAACCCTTGTTTCAAAGGTGTCAAGAACAAATGAAGTTGCCATCAAGGTAGATGCAGCATTTTCCAATGTTGACATCACAACGGGGTATTATATGCGTACCCTTGGTTTATATGCAGTTGACCCGGACAAGGGTGAAATCCTGTATGCAGCTTGCATTGAAACCACAAATAACTGTTATATGCCACCATATAACGGTGTAACAGTATCAGCAGCATACATTCAGTTATATACAACTGTCGGAAATGCTGCAAACGTGTCACTTGAAGTCAGTCCCGGTGCGTATGCAACCATCGGTGATATTCAGGAACTTGAAAATGAAATTTCAGACCTGAAAGCATTTGTTGGTTATACTGACGGGGATATTTACGGTGTGGAAGTGGATTTCAAAAATAAGAAGTTCACACGCCTTGCCGGGGCAGTCAACAGAACACCGGGGGAAGGGTTTGATGACATCACTTGTTTTGGTGGAAGAAAACGCTGCAACCTGACAGATGATGGGCGTGTTGCTGCATATTACGGTGAAGCCGGATTTTCTACCACTGGAAAATTGACACAGGCTATTGACCGTAACCCGGAAGGTACTGAAACACCTGATGCCACTTTACAGTTTGCAGCCGGGACAACCGTTCAGGTAATGGTTGAACAGCCAAAATTCTATTACAAGGTTGTTCCGTTGGAAATCGAAAAGAAGCGTAAAGGTGGAATCACAAGGAAGGTCAGATATTATGTATCAGACACGCCAAAGGCGGGATTCAAACTGCATCCGGCTTTCATTGAGAATGGCAACGAAAATGAAAAGATTTACCTTGCAGCCTTTGAAGGTTCGCTTTATGACAGCAGTGCATCAGCCTATATTTTGGATGATTCACAGGTTGCTGACTTTGCTGCTGACCTTCTTTGCAGTATTGCAAATGCAAAACCGCTGTCAGGTCTTACACAGAACGCTACACGTGCGAATGTCAGAAAACTTGCAGAAAAGCGTGGTTTAGGTTGGGAACAGGCATATATTGCAACAGCATCAGCTTCACAGATGCTTATGCTGATTGAATATGCAAGTTTCAATATGCAGTCTGCTATTGGTCAGGGTGCGGTGAATAAGACGGATGACGGAAGTTCAAACATGGCAGAAGCAACGGGTGTTACAATCAACCTTGGTAACGCATCCGGCACAGCTTCAAATGCTAACGGTGTTCAGTTCGTTTCCTATCGTGGTGAAGAAAACTTTTGGGGTAACATTTGGGGTTGGATTGATGGCATCAATGAATATATGGATGCTACAACCCATGAAGGAACAATCTATATCGCTGACCATTCCTTTGCAGATGACACAGGAACAGGTGCGTATGAGGATGCCGGAATCATTGCAGTATATGGAAACGGTTATATTTCAGCTTTCTGTTATTCAGAAAAATATGATTGGTTGTTCATTCCGGGTGAACTTCTTGGTAACACTGCACTTCCTGTTGGTGATTACTGTTGGAATGGAAACACTGGATGGCGAGTCGCTGTATTGGGTGCTAGTTGGCATCATGGCTTGAATGCCGGTGCTTTCTGTTGGAGTCTGAATGATGCTTCTTCTAGTCGTAGTCGGAATGTCGGCGGTCGGTTGGTGTATGTACCAAGCAAAGCAGCAGCGTAAAACCAAGTAAATGAACATTTTTAGGTAATCAGGATGCTATACGGATGACGATTTCAGGCAAAACACCATAAAAGCAAAAAACCAAAGTCGCTGTATTAGGTGCTAATTGGAATAATGGCTTGAATACCAGTGCTTTCTATTGGAATCTGAATAATGCTTCTTCTAATCGTAATCGGAATATCAGCAGTCAGTTAGTAAATGCACTAACTTCACCCCGTCAGAAATGGCGGGGTGTTTTTATAAGAATAACAATGTACTGAAAACTGATTACCGTGCCACTTGGCAAAACATCAAAATTTATGGACTGTATTAGTAGGTTGTACTCATTCGTGCAAGTCGAAAGTTCGGTTCAGTGCATACAGAGAAGGGAAACCAGTGAAACGCTATGGCAACTTATATGAAAAAATCTGTTCAATGGAAAACCTTGAACTTGCTTTTAAGAACGCAAAGAAAGGAAAAGGGTGGTACAAGGAAGTTCAGCAGATAGAGAAAAGACCATATTACTACTTGGCGGGTCTGCAATGGATGCTGAAAAACCATAAATACAAAACTTCTGAATATGCGACTTTTACCAAGAAAGACGGTAAGAAAGAAAGGGAAATATACAAACTTCCATTCTTCCCTGACAGAATCGCACAGTGGGCGGTTTTACAGGTTATTGAACCGCAGTTATTAGCGTTTTTCACAGATGACACCTATTCTGCAATACCAAACAAAGGTATTCATGCAGCTTTCAAAAAGTTGCGAAAAGCAGTTGATACAGTGCCGGAAGAAATGACCTATTGCTTGAAAATCGACTGCAAGAAATTTTACCCTTCCATTGACCATGAAACACTTAAACAAAAGTTCAGACGGAAATACAAAGACCATGAACTGCTTGAACTGATAGATGAAATTATTGACAGCATCAGCACGTGTCCGGCAACGGAAGAAAACATTGAATTTTATGAATCATGCGGTAATGAAATCAACATTGTCACACTGAATGGTAAACAGTTTATTAGTGGCGTTGGTATACCGATAGGAAACTACTTTTCACAGTATGACGGTAACTTCTTTTTGAGTGAATTTGACCACTGGATAAAAGAAGTAAAGCACGTTAAGCACTATTACCGTTATATGGATGATATTTGTATTTTTGCAAAGACCAAGGAAGAACTTCACCAGTTACTAAGTGAAATTGATGAATACTTCAAAGTGAATTTGAAACTAAGGATAAAAGGTAATTATCAGATATTCCCTTCATTTGTCAGAGGTATTGACTTTGTTGGGTACAGAATTTTCAAAGATTATACCCTTTTAAGAAAATCCACTTGTCAGCAGTTTGAACGCAAGATGACAGCAATCAGGAAGAAAGTGGAAAGCGGGCAAGAAATGAACTATTCAGAATGGTGTTCAATCAATTCTTACAAGGGTTGGTTGAAACACTGCGATAGTTACCGATTGTCTGAAAAATACATTGAACCAATTCAGCCTTATGCTGATAGGTATTATAAAGAACACATTAAAAAGAAAGGCGGTAGAAAGCATGAAACAGTATCAGAAAGTAAGAAGTGTGCAGCAGCCTGAAACAAAGGTCATTGATGACTTTTCTGTTTGGGTTGCAGAAAACATCACCCCGGTATCAGAAGCCGGGACAGATGAACAGCCGGGTTTTGAAGGTTATGAATATGACCTGACCCAGTACACCAAGGATGAATACATCAAAATGATAGATGACAAAAATGCAGCCTTGGGTAAGCAGCTTGAAACCACACAAGAAGCTGTTGATTTTCTGTTATTAGGTGGAGAATAAGAAAGGGGGTGAATGAGATGGCAGCATATTTTGCATTACGCCTTGAAAAAGGAAAAATGAACTACAACACTGTTGTAGCAAAGTATCCGCAGTACAAAGAAGATATTGATTTGATTCTTACTGCTGACGGTTACACTGTAAATGATGATGGAACAGTCACATTAACAGAGTAGTAAAGGAAATGTTCAAGTAAACGAAAAAACACGCTATATGACCGTTATATGAAGTCATGTGGCGTGTTTTTTCATGCAGAAAAAGACAGAAAGAAGGTAAACAGAATGAAACAGACAATTTGCAGTATTTTTGGCGTGATTGGTTCAGCAATCGCAACTTTATTTGGTGGATGGGATGCGGGACTTGCAACTCTTTTGATTTTTATGACTCTTGACTATGTGACTGGTCTGATTGTTGCGGGGGTTTTCCACAACAGCACAAAGACAGATACCGGGACACTGGAAAGCAAAGCCGGATGGAAAGGATTGTGCAGAAAGTGCATGACCCTGATTTTTGTACTGGTCGCATACCGTATTGATTTGATTCTTGGTCTTGATTACATCAGAAATGCAGTAATTATTGCTTTTATCACCAATGAACTGATTTCACTGGTTGAAAATGCGGGTCTGATGGGTGTACCACTCCCGGCAGTCATCACCAAGGCTATTGATATTTTGCAGAAGAAATCAGAAAGTGAGGTAAAGAAAAATGAGTAATTCAGGTTTAGTTTGTTACACAAAATTATCACCGAATCATTCAGGAAAACGCACACACAGCATTGACCGCATCACACCGCATTGTGTGGTCGATCAGTTGTCTTGTGAATCCATTTGTGGATGCTTTACAAGCACAAGCAGACAGGCATCTTGCAATTATGGTATTGGTTCGGATGGTAGAATTTCCCTTTGTGTTGATGAAGGAAATCGTTCTTGGTGTTCTTCATCCAGTGCAAATGACCAAAGGGCAGCTACTATTGAATGTGCATCCGATAAAACTGCACCTTATGCAATGAACAATGCGGTGTATGAATCACTGGTCAACCTTTGCACCGACATCTGCAAGCGAAACGGAAAGACCAAACTTCTTTGGTTTGGTGACAAAGATAAGTCACTGAACTATGAACCGAAGTCTGATGAAATGGTCATCACAGTTCACAGATGGTTTGCTAACAAGTCCTGTCCGGGTGATTGGTTATATTCCCGCCTTGGTGACCTTGCTGCAAGGGTTACCGCAAACCTGAATGTTGATAAGTCTGATGTCATGTATCGTGTTCAGACTGGTGCTTTTTCCGTAAAGGACAACGCTGACAGGATGCTTGCAAAAGTGAAAGCAGCGGGTTTCGATACCTACATGGTCAAGGTTGATGGAATGTATAAGATTCAGGTTGGTGCATACAGCAAAAAGGCAAATGCTGATGCCATGCTTGCCAAGGTAAAGGCAGCCGGATTTGAAGCGTTCATTACTACACAGGGCGGTGAAGCTGTTCCTACTGCTACACAGAAGAAGTCAGTTGAAGAACTGGCAAAAGAAGTGTGGGCGGGAAAATGGGGCAGCGGTCAGGACAGAATCAACCGCCTGACAAAAGCCGGATATGATGCAAAGGCAGTACAGAACAAGGTCAATGAACTGTACGGTTAATGTGTTACTAATTTGTTACTATTTGACATAGTTTGACGCAATCTGACACCGCTTTTCAAACTGAACTTTTCAGCAAAATCAGGCATTATATGGGGTTTGTAATTGCTCAAATTTATGATATAATGAGTGCAAGTGAGAAGAATGCATTTATGCATTCGGCGAACGACGAATGTTGATCATGAAGCAAAGCTTCATGATATAATAAAAAAGCACCAACCCTATGGCTCATACGTCCATAAAACCGGTACCTTTGAGTGCGCCTCCAGGGGCTCGAACCCTGCACACCCTGATTAAGAGTCAGGTGCTCTACCAAATGAGCTAGAAGCGC